GTAAGCAAAATCAGCTTTTACTTGTTGTGCTGCGGAATCAATATAAATAGTTTCTATATTCCATCTATCTATTTGTTCTTGTATAGCAGAGGCTAACTCAGAAGTAGTAGATTCTTTAGATATATATTCATCTAGTATATAATAAGATGTACCATCATAACCTATAACAACAAATACATTCTCATCTCTATACCCAACATCGAGTCCTGCGATAATTTCCATGTATCTATTTTCTGCATAATCATCAATATGTTTTGTTTCATCTAAATACTCATATATCTGTGCTTCTGTAGTAGTCCACTCACACTCATATTCTTGGGCAAAAAGTGCTCTTGTAGAAGTTCTTTTAGCTTCCATAACATCTTTTTCAGATAGTAAAGGATTAGCTCTCCAAGTGTGTATAGAAGATCCCCATTCATCATATTCATCATCTTTACCTCTCATAAAGTAGTTATATAAATAATTACCTTTACCACGTGGAGTAGAAATCCATAGGCATCTGGAGTCTTTAAAAGTAGATAGTGCAGGTCGTAAATCACGAGTAAAATACTCGTCATGAGGAATAATTGCGGCCTCATCTACAATTAATAGATTAGCAGCACGACCAACTAAAGAGTCTCTATTATTAGCTGATAATAATCTAAATATAGAACCATTAATTAATTTAACTACTTTATCTTTTTGATTAAACTTATCTACCTCAAGTTCCATATTTTTAATTAGATCAGTAACATAATCCCAAATAATAGAAGATAGTGAGAAGTTAGGAGCAACCACCATAACCTGTTGACCAGGCTCTAATAGTTTAGCAAAAGCTATAATAGCAGCAGAATAAGATTTACCAGTACGACGAGCTGCCACATGTACAAAAAATCTATTATCTTCTAAACCTTGTAACATAGCTTTTTGAGATTCGTTAAAAGTTACATTTTGAGGAAGTTTACTGCACAGCTTATGTACATTAATTTTAAAAAAGTTATCATTCATTTAGGTAACATATTATATAGTATGGAGAAAACAGTTACTAATCCTGCTACAACGCCGCCAGCCCATAGCAAAGTATGTAACGAAGTTTTACCTTTAGTAGCAAGCTCACTAACATCATTTAACTTTGCATGAATTACTTTTAATTCTTTAGAGATGGAGGCCATATTCTCCATTATAATTTTATGTCTGACTTCACACACTGCTTCATGCGAAGAAATATTTGCTTTATTAGTCTGAGAACGTTCATGTAGAATATCTAATTCTGCTTGCACTTGATCCAACTCTCTTATATTGTCTGACATAATTACTCCGCATAGTATTGCTATACTCTTTATTTATTTTGTTGCCTTATATTATAGTTTATTAATTTTAATCTATCTTTGCTGTAGTAAAATTCAGCAGTGGTAGGTATTTCAAATCGTTCATCACTTACAGTAGTAAAAAATCTCATTCTTCCTTCTGCAAATACATCATCTTCTAGAACATTTTTAATTGTTTTAAAAAATAACTGTCCTGGTAATCTATACTTAACTTTATATGTTAACATTTTCCCTCCGTTAACTGTTTATATTTTAATTATAAAGTTAACGACACTACTTGGCAAGGTTGTTGTTAAAGCAGGAATGCTTAGTCCTGGTATACTGTGCGTGTGTCCAGAGTTACTTACCCCAGTCAATGCGGTACCAGTAGCAGAGTCTTTTGCTGATGTAGCAAAAGTAGCTGTAGTAGTACTTAATGAGTTTGTAGTAGATCCAGATGTTGCAGTTCCTGTAGTACCCGTAGCGTTGGTAATAACACTCGAAGCAGCAGCAGAACCTGTTTCTGTACCAAGAGTGCTGTTATTACTACCTTTACCAAGTAGTACTCTATCTCTAAGATCTGGAAGACCAAAAGTAGAAGAACCATCTCCTGTACCGTAAGCGGTAGCTATTGCAGCAAATAGTCGCGCATAAGTACTTCTACTTACATTGGACCCATCACAGAGTAACCAACCTGCATCTGGAGCAGCTGCCCCACCAAAAGCTATAATTGATCCTGACGGAACAATTTCGAATCCACCTGCAGTAGATCCATCGTGTACTATCAACCCTTCGGTTGCAGTATCATATGAGAGTTCGCCAGCAGCACCTGTAAATGCGTTATTCTGTGCGGTAGTACCTCTCCTAAGTTGTAGTGCTGTAGCCATTTATCGCTCCTTATTTATTTGCACAATCAAGTGTGCCTATTTTCTCAAGGTTATACTAACCTTTTTATCATATTTATTATTTAACGTCAATATATTTTATTTATTAGAGTGCGCCAAGATCAAGACCTAACACTTGACCAATAGGATCCATTAAATCGTACTTAGTTGAAGTAGCTATACCAAAGGCATCTGTAGATGCGTCTGTTAAATTACCTAAATCAGTGTTTTCTGTACCAGGAATTACAGAAGTCGAAGAGTTTTGATAACCTACTCCAGCTTCTAAATCTCCCCATTCTCCTGCATTTCCTGCATCATTAACTTTAAGAACTTGTCCTGCATCTCCTAAACTTGCAGGAAGGTTTACTGCAATGTCACGACCATCTACAGTTCCTGATACAACTATATTACCTGTTATACCTACACCTGTAGATGATGTTTCAAACTTTTTTGCATTATTGTGATATATGTCTACTGCACCATCAGGAGTAGCAACCAACATATTTTCATCACCAGTTCTTTTAAGTAACTTGATTCCTGTGTCAGATCGTACACCGATAAAACCATCGCCTGTATCATCTATAAGAGCATTAGTACCATCATGAAAAATTGTAAAATCAGAGCCTGTACCAAATATAGCTTTAGTATTGTCTGAGAATATCAAACTGTCTGCACTACTATCCCATGTCATATTACGAGAGGCAGTATCCCCATAAAGTATTACATCGTACCCTTGATCATTAGCACCTATAGTAAGAGTAGCGTCAAGTTGGACCGCGGCGTTAATATCCAGTGCTTTATCAAACTTTACAGCTTCTGAACCATCAGTAGTAACAATAGTCATATAAGCAGTATCAGCTTCTTCAATTACTAAAGATGTTGCACTATTATCTAATACTTTGATAGAACTTGCTACAGGAAATTGTAGCGCTCCATCTCCTCCTGCAGATAAAGTAAGATCTCCTGCTATAAGGGCAGATCCAGCAATTGCTAAGTCATGAGCAGCAGGGCTAATATTACCAATAGACATATTACCACCTACATGCACGTTACCTGTAGCAGTACCATTACCAACTGTCACGGTAGCATTAGCAGCTAATGTAAGTTTATTTGTGGCATCTATTCCTAAACCGCCTAAGTATGAATGAATTTTTGTAGTCATAATAATCTTTCCTTACTGCGCATTTATAGAGCGCCTAAATCTAAAGATACTGTTTGCCCACGAGGGTCCATTAAGTCATAAGACGCAGTGGATTGTACACCAAATGCATCTGTAGATGCGTCTGTTAAATTACCTAAATCAGTATTTGTAGTGCCTGGAGGATCTAATACAGTAGTATTAGTACTATAGCCTAAACCTCCACCACCTGCAGCATCAGCCCATGCAATATCGGTACCATCACTTGTTAAGACTTGATCAGCACCACCAGCAGCTAATCTAGCAGTAGCACCCGAAGCATTACCATATATAAGCGAGCCTCTAGTTATTGCATTAAGTTGATTAAGTTCTGTAGTAGTAGTGCTTCCTACAGCAACCTTACCAGATCCGTCAGAGGCTAAAGCACGAGAAGTTGTTAGATTACCTGTAGTTATAGTTGAGACAGCCCCTGCTATATTAGCAACTCTTCTTGCCTCTATAGCAGTAGCTTCTGTAACTCCAGCAGTTAGTTGTGTTTGTATAGCCGAGCTAACCCCGTCTAAATAACCTACCTCAGTTGAAGTAACTGCTGATACAGCTACTTTTCCTGAACCATCTGATACTAAAGCTCGACTCGCTGTTAGATCTGCATCATCAATAGTTGTAGCTGCACCTGTTATAGTAGCCTGCTTAGAGTCAATCTGAGTTTGTATAGCTGAAGTTACGCCATCTACATACCCTAACTCTGTAGCAGTTACTGCTGATACTGCAACCTTTCCAGACCCATCCGATACTACAGCACGAGAAGCTGTTAGATTACCTGTAGTAATTGTAGATACAGCTCCTGCAATATTAGCTGCTCTTCTTGCTTCAATAGCAGTAGATTCTGTAACTCCTGCAGTTAGCTGAGTCTGAATTGCAGAGCTAACTCCGTCTAAATAACCTACCTCAGTTGAAGTAACTGCTGATACAGCTACTTTACCAGATCCGTCAGAAACTATAGCTCTTGAAGCTGTTAGATCTGCGTCGTCAATAGTAGTAGCTGCACCTGTTATAGTAGCCTGCTTAGAGTCAATCTGAGTTTGGATAGCGCTGGTAACTCCATCTACATATCCTAACTCTGTAGAAGTTACTGCAGAAGCAGTAACTTTACCTGAGCCATCACTAACCAATGCCTTACTGGCACTAAGGTTACCAGTTGTTATAGTAGATACGGCTCCAGCAATATTAGCTACACGTCTTGCCTCAATAGCTGTAGCCTCTGTAGTAGTACCTTTTGTATCTAATTGAGTTTGAATTGCTGACGATACACCGTCTAAATAACCAAGCTCTGTAGACGTTACGTCAGACACAGCTACTTTTCCAGACCCATCGGAAACTACAGCTCTGGAAGCTGTTAAGTTTGTATCGTCAATAGTAGTAGCAGCCCCAGTAATAGTAGCTTGTTTAGAGTCAATTTGTGTTTGTATAGCACTAGTTACGCCGTCTAAATAACCTATCTCAGTTGAAGTTACTGCAGAAATAGCAATTTTACCTGAACCATCACTAACTACAGCCCTTGAAGCTGTTAAATTGTCTTTATAAACAGTAGATACAGCACCCGAACGGTTATCTGTAATTGCAGTATTTAAATCTGCACCATTATATTTAACGGAGGTAGCAGTAAACTGTCCTACAGCTAAATTAGCAGCTCCAGTAGGACTAATAGCAATATTAGAATCAGGATCTCTAGTTTCGGATAGTGTAAAAAACTTAGCTGA